CCGATGGCAAGAACCAAGAATAACGACCCAGCCTTTATTAAAGAGATAGTCAAAAAGTATGGGAATGTTATCTCTACTGGAGCGCAAGTTCTCGAAAGAAGAAAAGACTATAAGATAATTAAGGTTAGTCCCTCAGTTGACCTCTCTCTGGGTGGAGGAATCAAAGAGGGTTCGTGGGTTATACTTACGGGAGACCCTAAGTGCGGAAAGACAACCACAGCATTACAGATAGCGGCAAACTGCCAAAAGGAAGGTCGTCCAATTATATATTTAGACGCAGAGGGGCGACTAAAAGAAATGAACCTTCTTGGTGTCGATGGTCTCGATAGAGATAAAATGAAAATCATCCACTCGGAAGATGAACCATTAAGCGCAGAAGCCTTTCTAGATATTGCAGTCAAGCTCGTGAGCGCAAAAGAAAACGAGGGCTGTGTCTGTATTATAGATTCCACATCTGCCCTAATACCGGAAAAAGAATTAGATGGAGATATGTCTCCGGGAAGAGCAGGGCTGCCCAGAATACTATCCATGTTCTGCAAAAAAATGGGACAGATTGTTCCCAATCAGCGAGCGACCATGATTATCATAACGCACTTCATCGCAAACACGTCTGGATATGGGGCTTCTCGTATGCCTGACTGCGGTAAAAAAATTCAGTACCAAGCAGACACTAGAATGGAAGTAAAATCAATAACCCCATGGACTCAAAGCGATAAGCAGGTTGGTCAGGCTGTCAACTGGAAGGTTATCTGTTCGTCTATTGGGTCGCCGGGAACCGAATGTCAAAGCTGGATTAAGTATGGTCACGGGATAGATAAGGTTCAAGAGCTTGTTATGCTCGGGCTAGACATTGGACTCATTGGCAAGGCCGGAGCTTGGCTAACGTGTGAGTTTATGGCAGAACACGCAGAAGTAGTTAAAGAAATAAAACCCGAAATAGACACTGAAAATATCGAAGAGGTTTTAAAGGCTGTTAAGTTTCAGGGACAGGAAAGATTATACAATTTTTTACTTGCAAATGAGAAAGTGTTTGGTATACTAGAAGAAGAGATTAAGGCAATGCTATGATTATTCTAGGTCTAGACGGGAAAGAACACAAATGGAACCCATCTAGAAGACAGTCCTCTGTTGCAGATAAAAATAGATCAAAATTACACATTAAGGCAAGAGCACTCCTAAAGGACTTGTTTCCGTTTGATAGGGTGCTAGAAGAGCTAACACTTCCCGGAACCAAGACGGGCTCCAGAAGAACACTACTACATGCTGATTTTTACATACCAAACAGAAGTTTAATTGTTGAGGTTCATGGAGAGCAGCACTTTAAGTTTAACTCCTTTTTTTATAAAGACAAGATGGCATTTTTTAAGGCAAAAGCTAGAGATACAGACAAAGCGGCTTGGTGTGAATTGAATAACATGAATTTGATTGAACTAAATTATAATGAGAAAGAGCCTGAGTGGAGAGTGAAGTTTGACTAACGAACAAAAAGCTATTGAATTTCTACAGAAGGTAGACGACTGGGTAGAAGATAGAAATGCAGACCTTGTTAAGAAGAACGAGGATGTAGAAAGTATATTAAACTTAAATTCCGATGATATCAATAATATGGATATTACTTTGGCTTTATCCAACAGTTTTATACTTTTTGCGCATGCAGAATACCTCCAGTCACTATATAATAAAGAGAAGTCAGTATTAGACTTTTGCAATAACAGCATTTGGTACATAGTCGCAGATAAAATGGAGAACTATGGCGGACAGTACGCAAAATGGGAAGTCCGATATTTTTCCGCAATAAAAGAAAACCCACTAGCTTCAGAGCTAAACAGACTAAAGACCTCAGCAGAATCTAGAATAACAAGAATTTCAGGAAAGATTGATATAGTCAAAAAGATGGCTTCAGTCCTGCAAGACTTAGGAAGAAGGAGAAATTATTAATGTCTATTCTTAATACAGCAAAAGAATTACTTAGAAAAGGTATAGCTCTTAATGATTCAGAGCTAATAGAAATGGCTAACTCTCTCATAGAGGCGGACACGGCGGCTGAAACAGCTGTTCAATCTGACATTACACAGGTTGTTGAGCAACCCGCTCCGCCTGAGAGGGTTGGTGCTGATGACTTCTCAATGATTGGCCGACAAGCAAAGGAAGGCCCAATGCCAATTAATAAGGTTGATCGTGGAGATAACCTTTTTACTGACGACAAGTCAGAACATATGGACATTGAGACTCCCGCCTTTACCCCTTCGCCAAGAAGAGACAAAACCCAAAAAATCAAACAGAAATGCGTTGAGTGTAAAAAAACTATAGAAGTAGCAGATGTTCACAGGAGAGATTTCTTTGTCTGTGATGAGTGCTTATCAAACAAAAGAAGATAATTTTAAATAGGAGGCAGTATTATGCCGATTGGTAGAAATCGAGGCGAGGATAATAGCAATACTCGCGAAGATAAAAAAGAAGATAGAAAAGATGAACGTGAAGAAAAGGTTGATTCCAGAAGGGGGTATAAGCTGGACAAAATCAAAGCGCTCACAGCCAAAGCTACTGCCGTCGCAAAAAAGCGTAAGTGGTTAGTGTTTATGATTGGCTTGGGTCTTGTGGCCTATTTTGTGATTTCAAAGGGTGGTTTTGGCGGAGGTGGCGGAGTTCTAGAAATAATCAAGGGATTCTTTTAGGGGTATATATTGTCAAAACCAAAACCCAAAACGTCCGATATAAATGGCCGACATGTTCCGCCGCCAACCTTTTACCATAGAGACTATACTAAGCGCCGACCTGAACCACCACTCAAGATTCCTGTGTTTAGGCAGGGCGCTTTAGACATAGCATCTAAGGTTCTATCTTTTGTAGAAGATAAAGACCTAAGGGATAAACTTATTGAACTTTTGTCTAATGAGTATTTTAATGATAATTTTTTATACCAGAAACACAAAAAGGAGACTGAAGAATGAAGAAATTAAATGTTGAAATTAAGGATTTTTTATTGGGATTATTGCTAGGAATTAGCATATGTATGGGGATCTACATTTATCACGGGATATAATAGAATGGCCATTACCGCCGTAGGGATTACGATATTACTTTATTTATTAACTTGCGCTTCATGCGTCAAGCAAAAAGATTACCCGCATGCCCTAATGTGGTTTTCTTATGCGTTAGCCAATAGTGGACTCTTATGGTACGAAATCAAAAAAACAAGCGGAAGCTAGAAGACCTAGCAGCAGAGAGGGCGGTTCTCTCCGGATTGTGTCAATATGGACTAAGCGTTTCGCTTGATTCAGACTATCTGGAGTCCGAACACTTCACAGACCCCACCAACCAAATTATTTTTGGGTGCATTAAAAAGGTCTTAGAGAAATCCAACAAGGTAGAATTATCTTCCTTGCTTTCTGCTGCCAATCAGCTTGGGTGTTATGAAAATATAAACAACCAAGAGGAGATTGGTTTTTTACGTTCTCTGTTTAACTTTCCAATACACGAAGAAAATGTTTCAATACACGCAGGTAAGCTGGCGAAGCTAGGAATAGCAAGAGAAGTCAAGAAGACACTGGCTATTTGTTCTAATAAAATTGATGAGGTCACAGGAGACGAGGATATAAATGATATCATCTCTCTCATAGAAACTCCTGTTCTTGACGCAACGTCTAAAATATATCAAGGTTCCGACAATAAGCCTGAGGTAATCGGCGGGGAAATAACAGACTATATAGAGTTTCTAAAAGAAAACAAAAACGACATGATTGGCATAAGCACAGGGTTCCCTGCTTATGACGAAGCTATCGGCGGAGGGCTAAGAAGAAAGTGTGTAGACTTAGTTGCCGCTAGACCTAAGGTTGGTAAATCTATGTTTGGTGACGCTGTTGCTATGCATGTTTCTAAAAACTTAGGAATCCCAGTATTAGTTCTAGATACCGAAATGTCCAAAGAAGACCATCTCAATCGAATGCTAGCGAACCTGAGTGGAGTTGAAATCAACACTATTGCTAGCGGCAAGTTCGACAGTAACCAACTAAATACCGAAAAGGTAGAAAACGCAGCTACCGAATTGGGAGAAATACCTTTTCATTATGTTAGTATTGCGGGTCAGCCGTTTGAGAACATTCTTAGTATTATGCGCAAATGGATTTATCAGGAAGTTGGGTTTGATGAAAACGGAAGAACCAAAGACTGCCTAATTGTTTATGACTATCTTAAGCTAATGAACTCATCTAGTATATCAAACTCTATGCAAGAATTTCAAGTTCTAGGGTTTCAAATCACACAGCTGCATAACTTCTGCGTTAAGTACGACGTGCCATGCCTTAGCTTTGTACAATTAAACAGAGACGGCATAACAAAAGAATCAACAGATGTCGTTTCAGGTTCCGATAGGCTTATTTGGCTCTGTACGAGCTTTAGCATCTTCAAGCTAAAGTCCGACGAGGAGATAGCCGACGACACAGACGAAAATGGAAACAGGAAGCTGGTACCTATTGTTGCTCGTCACGGAGCAGGATTAGATGATGGCGACTATATAAATATGAATATGTTTGGGAAGTTTGGCAAATTAGTAGAGGGTCAAACTCGCAATGAATTGAGAACTAAGTCAACTATTAAGGATACAGGTTTTGAATCAGGAGATCAACAACCAGCAGATATTGAAACTGTCTAACCAGTTATTCACTAAGCTGTCACAGCTTCTAAAGTATTTCAATATAGACTACATAGAGTATCCTAATAGGTTTGCTTTTGCGTGCCCTATTCATGGGGGAGACAACGCAGAGGCTTGTACTATATTCACGGACGGAAATACCGCCAAGGGTAACTGGAACTGCTGGACTAACCACTGTGAAGAAGACTTTTCTAGGAACCTGTTTGGTTTCATTAGGGGTGTGCTGTCCAACAGGCGAGCCTCAACGGTTAGTATTATTGATACAATTAATTTTTGCTTAGAGTTCTTAGATCTTGACATCTCTGAACTCGACCTATTACAAGACGTAGAGAGCAATAATGCTATTAAGCTTTTGGACATCTTCAACAGGGAGCCAGAAAGAGAGCCCCCAAAAGTAGATAGGGAAGTTATTTTAGACACAATACAAATACCAGCTGAATACTATATTAACAGAGGGTACACTACTGATATATTAACTAAATTTGATATTGGCCTCTGTGACAAAAAAAATAAGCCAATGTCAGGAAGAGTTGTTGTCCCAATCTATGATGAAGGCTATAATTATATTGGATGCATAGGTAGGTCATGTTACGAGAACATGCAGCCTAAATGGCTGCACAGCAAGGGGTTTAGAAAAAGCTCATATCTGTATGGCCTAAACATGGCAAAAGAAAAAATACTTGAAACAGCTACGGCAGTTTTGGTTGAGGGTCAAGGCGACGTTTGGCGTATGCACGAAGCAGGTGTAGAAAATACAGTTGGTATTTTTGGGGCTAGCCTCAGTGATGATCAACTGGTTTTATTAGAACAAAGCGGTGCCCTTAGCTTAGTTATACTTACAGATTACGATGATGCTGGACATAGAGCAGCAGAGCAAATTATGAAAAAATGCGGAAGACGCTTCAACTACTATAGGCCCAATATATCAGAAAAAGACGTTGGTGATATGTCGGTAGAACAAATTAAAACTGAAATACTAGAAGAACTACAAGGAGTTTTATAATGACAAGAATCTTGGCTTTTGCGGGAAAAAAGCAATCAGGTAAAAATTCGTGCTGTGCCTTTCTACACGGATATCAAATGCGGTCTTATCACATTATTAAGGGTTTTGATCTAGACACTAAGGGAAGGATTGTTGTCGATACCGTTGATACTGACGGCTCTGGGGTAGAAGAAACAGGTAAAGGCGTTTTGGACGTAACTAGAACTGACCCAGAATTTGCACCTTGGGCCGCACACAACATGTGGCCATTTGTAAAACATTATTCGTTTGCTTCTTCTCTTAAGGAGATTGCATGTGGATTATTTGGACTGACAAAGAAACAGTGCTACGGGACAGATGCAGATAAAAATAGCCCCACATGGATTAAGTGGGAAGACATGCCGGGCTACACCGGAAGCGAAACCGGCAGAATGACAGCCAGAGAATTTTTACAGGTCTTTGGTACAGATATTTGTCGGTATATCTACACAGACATTTGGACAGACAGAACCATGAGAAGTATTAGAGAAGAGGGTTCTTTAATGGCTGTAATCTCTGACTGTAGATTCCCAAACGAATCAAAAGCAATACAAAAAGCTGGAGGCAAGGTTATTAAATTAACTCGCGGTATAGATGGCGACAGTCATTCTAGCGAGTCCTCTGTTGATGACATTGAATACGACGCCATTATTGACAACAAGGAGTTATCTTTAATGGAAACGAATGTGAAGGTAATATCTCTACTTGAAGAATGGGGATGGCTCGGTAGCGTTATCGAGGAACCCAGTCCTGCACCCCCTACAGAAGACCCAAATCTTCTAGGTGGCATCCAAAAGATTAAGGAATAATATGTTAGTAACGTATATACGTAGTTCTAGTTATAATAATTTTGAATACTGTCAGATGCAATACTTTATAACCTATGTCTTAGGTCATCAAAGTGTCTCTGGTAAAAAAGCCCAGCTTGGAACAATCGTCCACAAGGTCATGGAGGTGCTAGGTGGGTGTAAAAAGATCTTGCAGGACAAGAGTGAGATGGTATTAAATGATGATGGTCTAGGAAAGATAGAGTTCACTAAAAGAAAACTCAATACAAAAAAGTTTGTGAACGAGATTATCAAGAGAAGTTATGAATACTACACAGAGAACTGTAGTCATCACTACACAAATGCCGACTATAAGTTCTGTGAAGACACAACTTGGGAGGGCCTACTATATGATGACGGAAATTTCGATCCTCGAAATAGAAATATTATCGCATCAGAGCCTCACTTCGATATCGCGATTGAGGAAGACTGGGCAAAATTTTCATATGAAACAGAAGATGGGGAAACTCTAGAGGGTCAGCTAGCTATTAAGGGTACTATCGACCTAGTGACGGAACTTGATGATGGTGTCATTGAGGTCATTGACTGGAAAACAGGAAGAAGGCTAAACTGGGCCACAGGAGAAGAGAAGACATATGAAAAGCTATGCGAAGACCCTCAGTTAATGCTTTATTATTATGCTATTTCTAAAAAGTTTCCTGAATACAAGGATGCCATCATGTCGATATTTTATATACGCGACGGTGGGCCATTTAGTATTTGCTTTGAAGATTCAGACAAAGAGAAGTTCTTGGGTATGCTGAAGGATAGATTTGAGGAAATCAAGAAAACGACTAACCCAAAAATGCTATCTAGAAGACAGGCGCACTGGAAATGTACAAAGCTTTGCGATTTCTGTAAAAACGATTGGCCCGGAACCAATGATAATATATGCAGGCATGTAAGTAACAATTTAGAGCAGTTTGGCATGATGGACACCGTTCAAAATTGCACTAAAGAAGGTTTCAGTATTGGACACTATGAGGCGCCGGGATGATTGAGATAAAAATTACAGAAAAAATGAAGAAGCAGGCTTGGGCTAAATCCCGTGAAATGGGCGTAATACGTA